GAAAGAGCGGAGGTTCAGCGTCAAGAACTACAGAAACAAAGGGTAGCTCAATGGCGACGGGCAAATATAAAAAGAAAAATCGCGGAGCAAATGACGTTAATACTCGCGGTCGCGTTCATAATATTCTGGTTTCTATGGGTAATGATTCTGATAAGGACGAGTCACACGTTTCGTGGGCAATATTCTTTGCCATATTGGTGGTGTGTCTTGTGCTAGTTGTGGGTATTCCAGCACTAGCAATTATGTATGGCGATATGGCAAATGCAACTAGTAAGGCGATGGAAGAAACAAGAAAGATGCGTGAGTTACGCGCAAAGATAATGATGGAGATGCAGGGGGAATAATGCTGACACTACTTTCAACATTCATATCATTTTTGATGGGCGGCTTACCCAAGCTACTGGATTTCTTCCAAGACAAGTCAGATAAAAACCATGAGTTAAAACTAGCTCAGATGCAAACAGAGCGCGAGCTACAACTAGCAGCCGCAGGCTACGTAGCACAGCAACAAATTGAAGCCATTAAGCTTGACGAAATAAAAACGCAAACTGCTTCTGCGGAGAAAGTCTCGCTAATCGACGCACAACAAGCCGAGATGAGTGCCATCTACGCCCACGATGCAGCATTAGGTGAAGGCACAAGCCAGTGGATGAAAGACTTCCGCGCATCAGTTAGACCGGTAATTACTTACGGGTTCTTTTTCCTACTGGTGGGTATTGACGGCGTGTTGGCGTACAAGGGCTTGACTAGCGGCGTGGAATTTAACGCGTTGGCTGACCAGCTTTGGGATAACGAGACTCAGGCGTTGTTCGCTTCGATTATTGCGTTTCACTTCGGCGGTCGGGCGTTTGGAAAATGATTAGCGCCAAAGCTTTAAAGATGATTGCCCACCATGAGGGCGTAAGGATTAAACCTTACCAATGCCCTGCTAAGTTGTGGACGATAGGTGTTGGGCATGTGATTGACCCAAACCACGGCAAGCTGAAAATTGAAGACAGGGTAGGTTTGCCTTGTCCAGCGGGCTGGAACCGTGTATTTACATTGGAAGAAGTGGATGCCATACTTGCAAAAGACCTTGAGCGTTTTGAGCGCGGAGTTCTTAAATATTGTCCTAGTGCTGGTAGCCGCCAAGCTTGGCTGGATAGTCTGGTCAGTTTTTCCTTCAATGTAGGCTTGGGGACGTTGCAACGCAGCACACTGCGACAGAGGCACAACCGGGGCGACTACCAAGGCGCTGCCGATGAATTTTTAAAGTATTGCAAAGCAGGTGGTAAGGTCTTAAAAGGACTTGAGAACCGCCGCAAAGATGAACGTGCAATCTATTTAGGGAACTAATATGGCAAGTACCTACTCACCCGACCTACGAATAGAACTGATTGCCAACGGCGAGAAGTCAGGAACGTGGGGCACCATCACCAATTTGAACCTTGGCACTCTTATAGAAGACGCGATTGCTGGAGTAGCTACGGTAACAACTTCTTCGTCTGCGCAAGCTTTGACGGTATATAACGGAGCGCAAGACCAAGCGCGGTGTTCAACCCTTGTATTAAATACAGCAGCAGCGGCAAACTATAGTGTCTATGTGCCACCAGTTCCTAAGCTCTACGTTGTTAGAAACACAAGCGCATCTTACACCTGCACACTTTACGCAAGTACTGTAGCGGGTAACACCACAGCGGCAGGTTCGGGTATCACGGTGCCGACCTCCACGTCCATGATAGTGCGCTGCGACGGTACCAACATTGTTGACCAAACTAACTACATCAGTGGTGCGTTGGCAGTGGGCGGAAACTTCTCAGTTGCAGGTACAGCTACGGGTGTAACTCCAACATCAGGAGATAGCAGCACTAAATTTGCCACAACAGCGTTTGTTTCTTCAGCGGTGTCTGGCGGTATTCCAAGCGGCGCTATATTGCTGTGGAACGGCTCTGTTGGTTCAATTCCGTCTGGTTGGTATTTATGTAACGGCTCCAACGGCACACCGGACTTACGTTCTAGATTTGTAGTAGGCGCGGGGTCTACGTATGCAGTAGCAGCTACAGGCGGTTCGGCAGATGCGATTGTTGTAAGCCATAGTCATAGCGCAAGTTCAAGTGTTAACGATCCGGGTCACAACCACACAATAGGATTTCAAAACTACACAATCGATGCAAATAGCGGGGCGCAGGGTCTTGTTAGACAAGGCACATCAAATACAAACACCGTAACTACAGGCATTAGTGTATCTACATCGATTAGCTCAACGGGTTCTTCAGGTACAAACGCAAACCTGCCTCCGTACTACGCACTTTGCTACATCATGAAAGCTTAAGGAGCACTAGATGCCCTTACAGAAACTACAGTTTAGACCCGGCGTTAATCGTGAGGGTACAACACTTGCCAATGAAGGCGGTTGGTTTGAGTGCGACAAGGTGCGTTTTCGTTCTGGCTACCCTGAAAAGATTGGTGGGTGGTCTGCAATTACGTATACAACCTTTCTAGGTACGTGCCGATCACTATGGAATTGGATCACGCTAAAGGGCTACAACTTACTTGGCGTTGGCACACACCTAAAGTTCTATGTAGAGAACGGTGGTGTTTATTACGACATCACGCCAATTGCAGCCACAACTAACCCATTGGCAAACAACCCGTTTGCTACAGCCTACTCAACGCTTAACGGCGCTATTACTGCCACAGCCACAACGATTACGCTAACTAGCACTTCGACGTTTCCAACAATCGGGGGGCGTATAAAAATTGATTCAGAAGAAATGCTCTACGCTGCTGTATCGGGCAGTACGTTGACAGGTTTGACTCGTGGGATTAATGGCACAACAGCAGCAACGCACAGTACTGGGGCAGCAGTTGGCAGCGCCACATTAACGGTAACAGACGCTTCACACGTCGTTGAAACAAACAGCTTTGTGGATTACAGCAATGTTGTTACTTTTAACGTTTTTACAGCGGCGTTGATGAATACTGACGCAACTACACACATACCAAGCTTTCAAGTGACGTACGTGTCTGGCACAACCTACACAATCACCGTATCAGATCAGACTACTGGGGTGTATGTTTATTCCACAGCCGCAACTACAGGCGGCGGTGCGTCGGTTAAAGCCGAGTATGAACTTGATGCTGGTTTGGAAATTTATTCTTTAGGTACAGGTTGGGGCGCTGGCCCTTGGTCACGCGGTACATGGGGTTCAGGCTACACCGGAGCGTCTACAGGCATTGGTTTGCAGTTACGGCTATGGAACCAAGCTAACTTTGGTGAAGTGCTTTTGTTCTCGCCTCGCGGCGGCGCTATCTATTACTGGGCACCGGGTGGTGCTGGTACGCCTGACTTTGCTACACGCGGTGCAGTTGTTACGGGTTCTGAAGTACCAACACAAACTAATCAAATCATGGTGTCTGATGCTACGCGTATTTGTATAGCGTTTGGCGCTACGTCGTATACGTTTGATTCCCCTGCTAGTACGTTTGATCCGATGCTGGTTCGTTGGTCGGTGCAAGAAGACTACACCAATTGGTCACCGGCAGTTACAAACCAAGCAGGTAGCTATAGGTTATCGCACGGCTCGTTCATTGTTGGCGCACTCCAGACTCGTCAAGAGATTTTGGTGTGGACAGATTCCACCGTGTATTCCATGCAGTATTTGGGGCCACCTTACATCTGGGGCTTTAACTTACTGTCGGATAACATCTCCATTATTTCGCCTAACGCTATGGCAACCGCCAACGGCGTTACGTATTGGATGGGTACGGACAAGTTCTATATCTACTCCGGTCGAGTAGAGACGCTGCCATGTTCGCTCCGTCAGTATGTGTTTGACGATATTAATAAAGATCAGTCGTTCCAATGTTTTGCTGGCACAAACGAAGGCTACAGCGAAGTGTGGTGGTTCTACTGCTCCCAAGATTCTGATGCGGTTGACCGTTATGTAATCTTTAATTACTTGGATCGTGTTTGGTATTACGGCACGATGCCCCGTTCCGCTTGGCTAGACAGCCCATTGCGCCAATTCCCACAGGCAGCTACGTTAAATAATCTGATTGTGTTCCACGAAGCGGCGGTTGACGACGGTACTACTAACCCACCTGCGCCTATTGAGTCGTTTATTCAGTCGTCTGATTTTGATATTGGTGACGGACACAACTACGGGTTTGTATGGCAGATCGTGCCAGATATTACGTTTGACGGATCAAACACAGCTTCACCCGGTTTTCCATCAGTTAATTTTACGGTACGCCCACGGCAAAACCCCGGCGCTAACTACGGCGTAGCAGACAACCCAGCGGTAACATCGGCGGTATCTTATTCGTCGCGCAGTACATACAACGTACAGCAGTTTACGCAATTGGTGAACACCCGCATCCGTGGTAGGCAGATGGCGTTTAAAGTTCAATGCGATACGTTGGGTACGCAATGGCAGTTAGGCACACCGCGAATTAATGTCAGACCTGACGGGAGACGTTGATGTCTACGGGTACAACCAAATTTCCTACGTTGCCTCTGGCTCCTATTGAGTACGACCAGAGGTACCAAGATCAATTAAATAACATCTTACGTTTGTACTTTGCACAACTAGACAACCCCGGCCCAAGTGCAGGTTCTACGCAGCGCGTACTAAGCCCCATAAGTGGGGTGGAAGAAGTCATTTCTGGGTACAACTTTAGTGACTTTAATACGGTTACTAAAACACGGCGCATAAGTTTGCCGACACAAGTTGACTTAGCTGGAGGTAAGCTGCGTACAGGAGATTTGTATTACGACACCACAACTTACGTTCTAAAAATAGCTCCATAATGTTACTATTGACAAAATTTTCTAAAGGTGTGCTATGAGCCTGCAAAACCTAGCCAACCAAATGCAATCCACCGGGCGTGGCGGCGACACTATGCTCGTCCACATGAACCCAAAAGAGGTAGCTGGTTTGCAACAACTGGCTATGGCACACGGCGGCTCGTTAACAATTAATCCAGAAACAGGTCTGCCAGAAGCAGGCTTTTTGTCGCGCATCTTACCTATGGTGGTTGGTGCGGGTTTAATGATGATTCCCGGTATGCAGCCACTTGGTGCTGCCGCTATTACTGGCGCAGGGTATGGTGTAGCTAAAGGTAGCCTGAGAGAAGGTTTAATGGCTGGACTTGGCGCTTATGGCGGCGCTGGACTTGCTTCGGGGTTAACAGCGGCGGGGGCTGATGCGGCGGGGGCGGCTGTAGCAGCACCAACATTAACTGCGGATACTGCAGCAAATGCTGCAACTCTAAGTTCCTACGTTCCACAAGTGCAAGCGGCAACAAACGTAGCAGCCACTGCTCCTTGGTCAGCAGCAGCGAAAGGATTTAGCGCGTTAGGCACCGAAGGTGGGCGTTCGGCATTTATGGCGGGTATGCCTGCGTACTCTGGTATGGCTGCAGGTTCGGGTCTGCTTGGAGCACTTACCCCAGAAAAACAGCGCTTAGGTGCGGGCACTCAAAAAGCCTTAATACGCCCATACACTTTTGAACGTACACAGAATCAAAACGCTTACTTACCCCGCACAGGGACTAGTGAACAAAATTATTTCAATGATAGTTACACTGCGTTGCCGACATACTCTGCTCCCGGCCCTGAATACGCTGCAGAGGGTGGGTTGATGGGCTTTGCTGTTGGTGGCCCGATTGAAACTATGTCAGCTATGAACGCCGTAGGGCAGAATTTGGGTTACCCCCAATCGCAATTTCAGACCGACATCTATAGCAACCCAAATGTGCAACGCCCAGAAGCAATGAACATGATTGCCCCATCAGGCGATGCTTCAGTTGATCCGTATACAGGTGAACAGAAGTTTGCTAGTGGAGGTACAGCAACGCCTAAAACCACCGGCGGATACAACTATTCTTACGACCCAAATACACAACAGTTTACGCAGTTGTCTGAGCCAACACCTGTTAAGGCTAAACCATCTGGGTTTTTTGGAAGCGGTGTTATTGATGCTCTTGGGCAAATGACAGAAACACCAGAAACACCAGCTAAAACATTTACTCCTGTAGTCACAGGCGGTTTAGCTCAACCAGCAATGCAAGCACAACGTGCCGCGCCAGTACAGAGAGATATACCTGCTTACCAAACACCTGAACAACAGTTAGGGTTGGATGGGTTTTATGATTACATGAACCAACAACTTGCAGGTATGTCGGGGTATCAAGGGTTTGCGGAAGGTGGCGTTTCACATTTAGGAGGCTACTCAGATGGCGGACGATTGCTTAGAGGCCCCGGCGATGGTGTATCTGATTCTATTCCTGCACAAATTGGTAACCGCCAGCCTGCTCGTCTTGCTGATGGCGAGTTCGTGGTTCCCGCAAGAATTGTGTCCGAGCTTGGTAACGGTTCCACTGAAGCTGGCGCACGGAAGTTGTATGCAATGATGGATAGAGTGCAGCACGCACGCAGGAAAAGCGTAGGTAAAAATAAAGTAGCCGTTAATAGTAAAGCAGATAGACACTTGCCTGCATGAGTTATACATTTCATTTAGGACGGTTTAAAGAAACCTACGATGAATTAGAGCCTTTATATAGGCAGCACTATTTGGAGATGACGACACGGCTTGAAGCCGACGGAATACCGTGCTCTCCTTATAACCCTCGGTTAGAGCAATACATAAAAGCTGGGGATGAAGGTTGGCTACTTACGTTTATTTTGCGGCATGAAGAAAAGGCGGTTGGGTACAGCAACGTGTACATAACTAACGACATGCACAACGGTGATTTGATTGCGCAAGAAGACACAATATTTGTACTGAAAGAACACCGTAACGGTGTCGGTAAAAAGTTAGTTAAAGTTATTTTGGAAGAACTAAAAGAACGCGGCGTTAAAAGAGTATCTGTTGCCGCGCTTACTGATTTGAGAGTTGCCAAACTTTGGAAGCGAATGGGCTTTAAAGAAGCAGCGGTTCAAATGATATATACATTCTGAGGTTAATATGTGCTCACCAGCTCAGCCAAGTACCCCATCAAGTCAAAACGTCACACAGACGAGCATACCTGAATATGCGCGGCCTTATGTTGAGCGTATGTTGGGTAAAGCAGAAGCGCTATCAAGTACGCCTTATCAAGCATACGGTGGCGAACGAATTGCTGGGTTTGACCCAATGCAGCAGCAAGCGTTCCAAGAAGCGCAGAATCTTGGCCCTGCAAAACAACTTGGTACCGGTACGCAGTTAGCTGGAATGGCTGGACTAGGTTCGTTGCAAGCAGGACAAAATTACGCAAACCAAGCTACTAACCCATACGCTACACAAGCGTACATGTCGCCATATATTCAAAACGCGTTGGCTCCTCAGATGCAGGAAGCTGCACGTCAATCGGACATAGTTGGACAACAAAATGCAGGGCAAGCAGCTAGATCAGGTGCGTTTGGTGGTTCGAGGTTTGGGCTACAAGAAGCTGAGCGTCAACGTAATCTAGGTACGCTACAAAACAGCATATACGGTCAAGGTATGCAGAACGCGTTTCAAAACGCTTCGCAAGCTCAGCAGTTTGGTGCCACACTTGGACTACAAGGTATGGGGCAAGGACTACAAGCTGCAAGCACGTTGGGGCAATTGGGGCAAACTCAATTTGGTCAACAGCAAGCAGGTATGCAAGCACGGGCAGCGGCGGGTGCGCAACAACAAGGCTTAGAACAACAAAAGCTTTCTCAAGCTTACCAAGACTTCCTTACTCAACGCGGCTACCCACAACAACAGTTGTCGTACATGTCGGACATGCTTCGTGGCCTTCCACTTTCGCAAACAACACAGCAACAATACACAGCAGCCCCTAGCTTTGCACAAACTGCAGCTAGCCTTGGCTTAGGTGCTGCGGGGTTAAAGCAAGCGGGAGTGTTTGCAAAAGGCGGATTAGTAAGAGAAACCCCTAGTAATGGTCTAGGTGGTATTGCTTTGCATCAATTGGGTTGAGGTGAGAAATGTCTATTGATACAGCAGCTATTTTAGCCGCACGTTACCACAGTGATCCTGCTCCGTTAAAAGCAGCAGTACTTGGGCAAGGTGCTGCCAACATCAATCCTTACGCAGCCTTGCGTGCGCTTCAGTTACAGAAAGAAGCCGAGAGATACAAAATGGCAGAAGCTGCTATGAATGGGCAGCAACAACAACCGTCGTTAGTTCAGCAAGCACTACAAAGTGCACAAATGCCTCAGCAGCAACAACAGCAACCACAACAGCAGCCGCAGCAACAAGGCTTGATGGCTATGAACCAGCAGCAACAACAACCTAGTCCGGGTTTAGCTGGTATGCCTATGCCTGAAGGAAACGAAGAAGAATATGCTGGTGGCGGTATTTTGGCTTTTGCAGGTGAAGACGAATCACTTGTTAAAAATAAAGAAGATCAATTAGACCCCGGTTTGCTTGAAGGTTTGGAAGATTCTGAACTTGATAATTCTATGGGCGATGAGACTTCATATAAATCAGTATCTGAAATGCTTCCGGGGTTAATGCGAAACATCCAAAACACTAGATACATTCCAATGTCAGATGCGGAATACAAAAACGCATTTACTGAACGTCGTAGGTTATTACAAAACGAAGCTGGCGTTGACCCAATACCCGGTATGCAGCAGCAGATAGAACAATTTGATGCTGAACGCCAACAAGGTTTAGGCCAAGCTAAAGGTTTGGCAATGCTTGCTGCAGCCGGTGATGTTTTAGAACCAGGTGGTT